TGTCGTAAGACGCCTGTTCATTTTGGAGAGCGGCAATAATTTCAGACAGTTTCATAACGCCTTGCCTTCCATCGTCGCGCCTCAATTCAAAAGCCGGGGGTGGAGTCTCAGACATTCCTCTTGATCCCCGGCCCTCTGCCACAGAGGATCATCACGGCCCGGTCGGGCCAGTCGGAGCGGGCGGCGTATTGGCCGTCACTGCGGCGGCCAGACTGGCACCCTGAGCCACAATCGCCGTGGACAGGTCGCTCAGCGCTTGCAGTTCGGCCGGAGTCGCCCCCGCCGCCTGCGCAGCAGCGATGGCCGCTGCCAGTTGAGCGGCGAAGCCGTTGATGAGCGCCGTCGCCGAGGAGACGACGGTAGTGAGGCTGGTCACGTCTCCCTGGAGCTTCGTGATCGCCAAGTCAGTCGAGTTTGCCATGTTTGTCACTTTCGTGATAAGAGATTGCAACAACGAATTAGCCTGCTGAATCAGGGCGTTCGTCGGTGCGAATGGGTTCAGATTCCACACAATCGTACCCTCGTGGGTGCTGCGGATCGTTACAGCGACGGCACGGCGACCAGCATGCCGTCCAAAACGAACTGAAGGATTTCCAGCAGCGACAGTACCGCTGGGTACTTGGTCTTGGCCCACGCGAACAGGGTGTCCACGAGGTTGGCCACGGTGAACGTCTCGGGCAGCGCCGCGAAGATCACGGCTTCCTCCGCCTGAACGGCGGTCGTGAGCGTGGTGATTAACGCCCGGACTCGCGGGAAGAACATCAACCCCGGCAAGCCGCTGACCGTGGCAAACATGGCTGCCAGGTACGCGCTGATTTGGCTCTTCGTCATCTGAAGACTCTTGCTCATTTGCACTGCCATTTGCATTTCCTCTTTCATGGTAGGGGCGAAATAGGGATCAGCACGGCTTGGGACGGGTGCAACACTTCTTGCACTTTCCGCACCCGCAGCAGCACACCAACATGCAGCCGCATTGACACTTTGGCCCGCACTTACACTTCGCTTCTCCGCAGCACGGACAGGGCGGTTTCGGATTCGGCATTTTCAGATACTCCAAGGGCGAAACAGGGTTACGGCTTGGCGGCCCCACAGTGTTTGCAGACGGTCGCTCGGCCGGGATTCGTTTTGCCGCACTTGGCGCACTTCCAACGCGGTTTGAGGATTTTCTCTGGCATGGATTTCTCCTTTCGTAGAGGTCAACTCGTCACACGACCGGCGATCACAGTCAACTGTTCGGTCGTGATTTCCTGTTGGACAAACAACTTAAACGACTCGGCCATCTCGATTTGGTGCGTGGTGAACAGCCCCGACAGGAAGGGGTGAGCCAGCACCGCGGTTGCGCTTGCGAGCGCCTCGGCCCTCACTTGCTCCGGCGTCATCATGAGATTTTTCCTTTGCGGGGCGAAACAGGTCACACCAACGAAGGCGTCTGCACCATCGCGGCCAAAGCATTATCGGGGATGGCTTTTGAACCAACCAGATTGCCCATGCCGTTCTGCGACCAGGAGTCGCCCCACGAGTTCCAGATGGTCGTGGTGAAGGGGTTGAGGCTCACAAGGTCAACACTGCAAACCGAGTGCGACCACCAGTTGAAATCGCTCACCACCGGAATGCCCATCAGTAGGCACGTCACCAGTTGGGCCTTCATGTTCGCCGGGTCGAGGTCCATCCATTCCGTGTACTTGTGCAGCGCGGCGTTCGCTCGCATCGCTGGGTTGTCGTTCGACCGGCTCATCGACTGCTGCGGCCAGAACTGCGAAGTCGGGACGCCGTTCTGGGCGATCCATTCCAACGAATCGGAACCTTCACCGCCTTCGTCCCGGTAGTTCTTGATGATGCAGGCCACGGCGTAGGCGCTCAAATCCGCGTAAGGCTCACCGTTGACCGCGCGGGCGATCAAGGCGGCTGACACACTGCTGTGCGCCCAGCAGTAACCTTTCTGCGCCTGGTCGCGGCTCGGGATCGGCTGACCGTTCATGCCGGTGTTGCGGATGTCGGTCAGTTGCGCTTTCGCCGCCTTCTGCGCGTCGAGCAAGCCCTGCCAATCCGACTCAGGGATGAGCGGCAGGCTAAACGGCTTGGCGAACATCAGCGTGCCGTAGGGCTTCTGGCGGAAGTTGCGGGGGATTAACCCCTTGCCGTAGCCGGGCGGCGGCGCGAGGTGATCCTGAAAGTTCTGGTCGTGGATGGTAATGAGTCCGGCCATGTTATCATCTCCAATTGACATAATTGACCACCTTTTTTATCGCCGAAACTGAAACGCCAAACTCGGCTGCCAAATGCTTCCGCGTTACCTTTTTGGGGACGTACCTTGCACGGATCAATTGCACCTGTTCAGCCGTTAAGATTGACTTGCCGTTTAGTTCGCCTGAGTGATCGGCGCCACGGCCTTTTGTGTCTCTATCCAAGACGTTATCAGCATTGGTACCCAAAAACAGATGGTCTACGTTGATGCAGCATGGGTTGTCGCATTTGTGTAGAACGCACAGGTCGGCTGGGATTTCGCCTTTTTGCAACCTCCAAGACAGCCGATGGGCCTTCCATGACTTGCGGTTTTCCCTACCGCCCAACACATAGACGCCGTATCCCCAGTCGTCCTTATGTCCCTGCCATTCAAGGCATCCGGTTTCTGGGCTGAGCGTGGCTTTTGCCATGAGCTTTTCCAGCGGCATGGTTATTCGCCTCCCAGTTTCTTTAACAGGGTCATTGTTTCATCAATCGTGTCGGGGAGTTTTCCCTCAAAGCCAGTAGTGCCATTTCCAATTATCACCCACGGCACACTCGCATGAGGCCGCTTGAACGCCTTGGCAAAGACCGGCTCGTCCCCGCTGCCGTCCATCGCCGTTGGCCAGATTCGCCACTCGTGGGTCTTGCCGTCTGTTCCTACCGCACAGTGCGAGTTGAGGTAAGCGCGTATCGCCGCGCCGTAGACCGCCGAATACTGACCAGCGGTTAGCTTGGCGACGGCGGCGTTGTCATAGACGATCAGCACCCGTAGGGTGGCGGCGTCTCCCGCCGTCATTCCCGCAGAGAAGGGGTCGGGCGGCGCCGGCGGCTTCGGTGGGGTTGGAGGCGTCGGTGGGGTTGGAGGAACAGGCGGCGTCGGCGTCCCGACCATCAGCGACACCCGCCCCACGGCGCTGCCGTCTGTCGGCACGATTAGAAGCTCACACGGCCCGGACGATCCCTTGACCGGCCACACGAAGCAGACAGATTTGTCGCCGGCGTACTCCGTATCCACGCCTTCCGCGTCCACGATGGTCAACGGCTCAGCCTTCGTTTTCATCCGAACCAGCCCTTGCGGGGAGGCTAGGACCATCGCGGCGTTGAGACGAATCACGAAGGGATGCCCAGGCGTCAGTTGGATTGGCGTACCGGGAGTGGGCGGCGGCACTGGCGGCGTAGGAACCACGGGCAGGATGTAAGGGGCGGGCGTCGGCGCTGGGGCCGGCGGGTCCGCTTTGGTCATGGGCGGCGCGGCGTAGGAAAGGCCGGCCGATAGAATGAGACACAGCAGATACTTCATAGAGTTTTACCCCTTTTCGTTTTGGCTCTATCCAGAGCCATTTCAACCACTTTTCCGCAGTGGTGGTTGTAGCACAGCGGGGCGGCGGCGCGGACATCGACCTTTATGGTGCGGCCGCAGTCGGGACATCGGTAGACTACTGTAAGAATGGGAGCGTCCATCACAGCCTTCCCAGCAGGAAGAGTACCAGCAAAATGACAAGGATAAGCCCCAGCAGGCCGCCGCCCCCGAAGTACATACCTGGGCTGTTACTATGCCAGCCCCCGCCGTACCCAACGCCCCCGAACAGCAGCAGGACGAGAAGGACGACGATGATAATGTACATGAGCTTCCCCTTATTTTAAGATGCCGCTGTCGCCCTTTTTTTCGTGGCGCTCTAACGCGGTTTCTGCCACTGTCGCCGTCGTGTCGTCGCTTGGCTTCCTTGTTAGCGTGGCGACGTGCCGCAAGGATTTCGCGGCCTGCCTCAACAGGTCCGTTGTTTGCCCGTTAATCGCTTTAGCGACTGTTTTGCCCGTCTCGTTCGTGTCCGTCGTTACATCGGCTAGGTTCTCCAATTTCACCTTTACCGATTGCGCCTCCTTCGTTGCGGCGGCTTCCAAGCGCTTCGCGGCCATTCGGAGCCGGTAATCCTGATACCAGGTCTGCAAAATCAGAGCCACTATTACCAGTACGCCCGCAAGCGCCGAGTAGAGCGCGTTCAAGGCTTGCTGGGTAGCTGCGACGGCGGATGCTGCGATGGCGGCTGTAACAGCGTCAGCGGCGGCGTCAGCGAATAGCATGGCGGCTCCTTTTCTTTACTGTGTCCGGATAAAGCGTCCTGTCCCGAATCGCCCGCGCGATGCCGTCCGCTTCCGCAGCTTGCTTGGCTTGGCCGCCAGTCGCCCGGTAGTAGATCGCCCGACCTTCGCAAATCTTGGCGCACGCTTCCCGCTCTTCCTCTACGTCGGTCACTGGACTCCCTCCGGTTAATTCGGCGGGATGGTCGGCGAGGCGACAGATTCCCAGACGCCCCACCCCATCGTACCGCCCGACGTGACGGCTGCGACTACCACCCTATAAACATGATGGGCCAAGGGAAAGGCGCTCCCCGGAACATCAGCCAGGAAGTTGCAGCCCTTCCCGTCCGGCACGTTCGGGGGCGAGAAAATTCCGCCCGTCTGAAGCGCCGTGACCGCCGACGCCGTGAGCGTGGCCGTATACGTTTCCGTCCCGCCGGCTGTCACGTCGTACACCGTGAGCGTGATCGACCCCGGAGAGCCATAGTCGCCGGCCGTGTTCAGGTTGCCTTCGCTGGGGACCGGCGACGGCCCGCCGGACCCATCGCGGGTGCAGAGCCTCGCCAGAACCGTCGCGGAGCCGTTGGTCTGCCAGAGCACCCCTATCATTTCGCCCCCTTCGTGGAGCCGCCGAGGTTGTATCCACCGGGCAGGTAGGCGCCGCGATTTCCGAACCGGGGCGGCCCAAGAATCAGCAACGTCGGCATGAGCAACAACGTCGGCCGCTGCCACCAAATATAGTTGAAATCGGGGAGCGCGTCAAATCGTTGGTCCGGCTGATGCCTCGGGACGGGCGAGGCGGTGGGGGGCAAGGCCCGGGCTAGCGGCGTCCACCAGACTCCCCCAAGATCGACGGCGTGGTTGAATCGTTGGTCCGGTTGACGCAGCAGGACCGGCGCGGCCACTGGCATTTGACGCGGCCGGATTTGCAACCAGGCCGTGAAGTCGGGCGCCGGCATCGCATCGAACCGTTGATCCGGTTGGCGCATGGGGGCCGGCTGCGGCGCCAGAATCTGACGCGGATAGGTCTGCCACCAGATAGCGTTTCCGTCCGGCGGCGCGTTGAATCGTTGGTCCGGTTGGCGGCTCGCTGCAGGTGCGCCCCCCGGCGCACCTGGGAACGACCGGGCCGGCGTCCACCAGAAAAAGCCCGGATCGGCGGCCACTGGAAACGGGGCGGCCGTCGGCCGATTCGGTTGAGCCGGGTCCGGAGGAATCGCTCTCGCCTGCGCTTCCCACCAAAGCCAATCTGTCGGCGGCGCCGCGTCGAACCGTTGCACGGGCTGCCGCGTAATCCGACTGCCGCTCGTCAGCGGAATCTTTGCCGCCGGCGTCCACCAGACCGCATCGAAAGCCGGCGGCGCGTCGAAGCGCTGGTCGGGTTGCCGCGTGACCTGGCCGCCGGAAGACGGGATGATTTCAGCGGGTCGCGCCCACCAAACCGAATCCAACGTCGGCATCGCGTCAAACCGCTGGTCCGCCTGCCGCCTCGGGACAAGGCTTGCCGTCGCCACGGGCGGGGGTGTCTTGACCGGCGTTTCCCACCAGTGGAAATCAGCCGGCGCCGCCGCGTCAAAACGCTGATCGGGCTGGTGCGGCGATGGCCGCGCGAGGACGGATGGAAGCGCCCGAACGGGCGGCGGCGCCGGCTGCCACCACACGCCATTATGGTCTGGAAGGGGGTCGAATCGCTGCGAAGGCTGCACCGGCGCCGGAGGAATCAGCAGCGTTAGGAATTGCTTGTTCGGCCTCGGCGGTTGCCACGGAACCCATGACGCCGCCGCGTCAAACGGCGGGTCAAAGCGCTGGGAAGGTTGAGCCGGAGGCGGCGGCGTCGGAATATAGTTGGGAGGCAAAACACGCGGCTGGTATTGCGAGATCTGCCACCAGGCCGCGTTGTAATCCGGGATCGGGTCGAAGTGCTGGGAAGGTTGGGCCGTTGGCGGGTTGGTGGGAGCGGCGACAACCGTGATTGCCAAATCCGGCTTGACGGTAAACACCCCTAAGGCAGACCAGTTAAACCCGAACAGCACAACCAATCGGTCGGTCGCGCCGAAGTTGACAGAGGCCCCAGAAAGAGAAAGGGTCGAGTTCGTTCCAAGGCTGAGCGCCTGGGCCAATCCGGTGACGGAGGCGATGGTCTGTTGGGCGACGCCAGAGCTGTTGATGCGGATAAAGTAAAGTGAGTCCCAAGTGACGTTGGCCGAAATCGTGAGGGCGTCGAAATTGCAAGTCCACAGCTCTCCCAACGGGAAACTCAAACTACCGACTTGAGACGACGCAGCCTCAAACATGAATCCGAATGCGGGGCTGCTGGTGCTGCTAGAATTGCCTACCGTGTTCGATCCTGTCCCAGGCGTCCCGCCAACTGTAGCCGCCTTGGAAAAGCTGCTGGAAGGCGTGCCAAGCCCTGTGCCAAAGGCTCCTACAGGGTCAGCCGATGCTCCATCGGTTTGCTGGAGGATAAGGCTCATGGCACTCCTGAGCTACCTACCTGGAATGTGCTGTGTGCAGCCGGTCTTGCGGTTGAAGAGCCGGCGGATCATGCCGTACTGATTGTAGACCAGGTGGACGCCCTTGCCGGCCAGCTGCGCGTCTTGCGCGACCTTCTTCAGCGCGTCGCGGAAGAGCGACGCCGGCCGCCAGGAAAACCGCAACCTATCCGTCCACGCGAAGAAAACGAAGACCATTTCGCCGCGGTGGTTGAGCTTGACCTGACTCGCCTCCCGGTCCAGTTCGCCGACGGAAATCACATCCAAAGGGTCGGTGATGTCGGTGATAGCCAGGTCCAGCGTTTCGGCCAGCGCGAAGGCGTCCTGCCAATGGACGCCAATGTACTCACAACTGCGACCGAGGGCGATCAGCAGATGACGCTGACCGTCCTCGACCTCAATCCGGATATGATAGTCCAGCACTATGCCAACTCCTCCATTACAGCATCTGCCGTGAAAGTCGTCGAGGAACCCGGCGCCACGGGCAGCTTGAGGCCCAGGATGCTTGCAGCGTCCACGAAGGTGTATTCCTTCGGCGTCGGCAAGAACTGCCAGCCGTTCAGGTAATTGAAAACGTCCTGCTTCACGATGCCGCTGTCGGTGCCCTCGGCCGAGGCATTGGTACCGGTTGCCGAGGTGCCTCCCACCGCCGACGCCGCGGGGTCCGTCACAGGTCCGGTGATGACCGGCGTGAAAGTCGTCACGGTCGCCGCCGCCGACTTGCGGTTGATCTGCACGGCTTGCTGCGTGCTGGTCGTCGAGCTGGTTTGCCCGATGACCATACGGATGATTTGCAGAGGCACGGTCGCCCCGGCCTTGATCTGGAGAAGCGTGATCGCTCCGCTGACGCTGACGCGCGTCATGGATACGACGTAGACCCGACTTGCGGCGGCTGCCATTGCGGTCCCCTCTTAACGGTTCACGGTTCGATGCGCAGGCACGTCGCCAGCGCCGTTCGCTTTTCTTCGAGAATCATCGCCACAACGCTATCCGGCGTTCCGGTCGGCACGTTGATTTGATCGAGGATGACGGTGCGTTCGCCGGCTTTCGTTTCGGCGTACTGAATCGGCGGGTCTTCGGGTCGAATAGGCGGGTGGTTCGTCGGCATCATCACCGTGTCAGAAATGGGGCCGTCGTCGTGCCTCCACTCCACGCTCACGGCCTCGATCACCACCTTGCGGGCGCCGTCCTGACTGACGACGATTTCACCGAGAGGACGCCGGCCAAGAATCTTGTAGTTGAGCTTCATACCGCTGACACCTTGCCGAGGTTGGGTGCTGTTAGCGCCCATCATACCGAAACGTCATGCGAGGGACAAGCCGACCGGTTAGCCGATCTTGGATATGGTCAGGGCGGCGCCGGTCGGCGCGAGAATCTGCGGATTTGCGCTGACCGGCGCGATTGAGTAGCCCACGCTAAACGTACTCCCCTTGGTGAACCAACGGGTTTTCTCGCCCACTACTAGCCCCGACGCACTGAACCCGCTAGGGGCATAAAGCGGGCACGCTGCCAAGCTGTACGAGTCGAGGCCGAGGGTCAGGTACCCTATGAAGGGCTGCCCGGACGAAATGGTCGTGTCACCCAAGAATGCCGCAACGTGGACCGTATACAGTCCATCCGTCGGAATAGTAATGACGGCCGGCGTCGCGGCGGCGACGAACCCCGACGTGTCATACAGCCCAGGCGGGGCAGTGTTGTTGCTCGGAGTCCAAACGATGGGGGTGCTGGCGTAGCTGGCAGTATCACCCAAAAGCGAGCAGCCGATCAGACCTCCTTTGCCCGACGCTCCTATCCGCACCACGGCCCACGCCGTTCCCCCGACCGAAACGGCCGGGTCTTGCCACAGGATTTGCGCCCCGCCGCCGCCCTGCTGCTGAAGCTGCGTTACGTCGCCGGCCAGCAGGTCCGCGAACCCGCCCGACCCTACCTTGACCTGACACGGGGTTACGCCGCTGACGACGCCCCGGCCAATCCAGCCGGCCGGAACGGCATCCATCATTACGGCGAAATTGCCCGCTTGCGCAGCCGCTGGCGTCGTCCCGTTCAGCGCAACTTGCCGCTGGAACTCGTCCAGGTTGGCCGCCGGCGTGATGATCGGCCCGGTGATTCCCAGCACTCCGAATCGCGGTATGGGCTGGCCCGTCGTGTTGAGAACCTTGACGATGCCGCTCTGGTAAAATTGATCGACGGCCGGCGAATGGAACGAAGGCGCCCGCGCCGCCTTCGCGTCGGCCGCCGCGTCCATCATGGAATTGAGGGCGTGAGAGCCGGGGCGCCAGACCTGACCGCTCAGTTTTTTCCGGAACTCGTCGCCTGGCATTATTCCACCACTTGATAAAACGCCGCCGGCTCGTCGGGGCAAAAGTGCGCCTCCGCCGCGTCCATCGCCATTCGCAATTTCCGCTTGGCGTCCTTCTTTTGCTCCAAAGTCATCGGCACGCTAAGGTAGCTCAGCATGTCCGACATGGCCACAAATGCCATCGCTAACGCCTCATGTTCGGTCTTTTGCTGCATGGTCAGCTCCCTATGCCGAGGACGGTAAAGTCGCCCGTCAAATAGACTTGCTCGATGTACACCGCGACGGGTCGTTGGACCATCACGCTGGTCACAGTGTCCATAGTCGGCTGGTATAAGATCCACATATAGTCCCAGCCGTTCTTGAGAGCGACCAGGATAGAGCCGGCCATCGGCGTGCCGTCAGGATTCGCCCTACCGATTACAAAGTTCTCCCGCGTCGCTTGGCGGGAAAACTTAAACGTTATCTCAGTGTCTTCAATTCCTTTCTGCGAACCACGCGCCCCCTGAAACAATACTTCGGATGCGGCAAATCCCCGAAACGACGCCTGGTTCATGGGGGTGGTTTTGAGGTTTGCCAGCCGCACGTAGTAATCCTGAGTTATGAATGCCGGGTTGAAATGGTACGTTTCTTCCCACTCAAACGTCGGCGTCTGAATCTCCACGCCCTTGATTTTATCTTGGTCCACTCCAATCGCGCCGTTGAAGTTGGGCGCGGTCTGACCCGCGGGCGCGTAGCGGTTGAAGGTCTGTAACGATTGCGTGATTGTCTGGCTCGCGCCGCCGATCTCGAACGTGAACAGGTTGGCTTGCCGGGTGTAATGGGCCGTCGCCTGCCAAACTCCCCCCCCCGCGTTGGTGATTTGGTAGCCCTGGAACGTCAACAGAGCGTAGCCGGCTCCGGGATAGACCAGCGGCAGAATGGATATCAGGGATTGGTTCGCGTCGAGGTCGTCATCGACGGCGGCAGTGTTTTGGCCGATGAAAAGGAGGTCGGCGCTCTGCTCGGCCCGGCCGATGTTGGCCGGCCGCGACTCCATTTTCTCCTGCCAAGCCGTGTTGAATGCCATATTACGCCACCGCGAAAACAGACCCGATTACCGCCGCTATCGCCGCCGTGTTCGTCGCCGTCGCCTGCGTTGCCTGCGCGGTCGATTGCAGGTATCCTGTTGTGCTGGTGCCCAGCCCTAACCCGCCCGCCGCCGCCGCGCTAAACGAGCCGACCGATTCGCCGTGCATTCCGGCCGGCTGCGGCAAACCCGGCAGCGTGAAAGCCGGCATTTCCTTGGGCGCCTTCGCCGCCGCCGCCTCCTTCGCCGCCTTCTGGGTCAGCCCGTGCAATTCGCCTTGCACGTCGTCCAACTCCTTTTGGCGAGCGTCCTTGGCTGCCCCCTGAACCTTCGTTAGCGCATCAATCTTGGCGTCGGCGTTTGCGTCGTTTGCCCGCAGCTCATCGTCGAGGCGTTTGTACTCTTGATCGGCGGCGGCTTTGCTTGCCAGGCCGATCGCTTCCTGCAGACCTTCCCAGCCGATTTTGAGATTCGTAATCGTGTCGTTCCAGCTCCGCTCGATCTCGTTTCCCGCGTTAAACGCGACCAAAACCATAGCGTCCCAGGTATCGGCAAGCCAGTTGCGGAAGTCGAGCCAGATGGCCTTCCCCCCGGCAATGACGACCTTCCACGCCAGCTCCAAGTCCCCCGCCCGGATCGCATCCACCACGCCGCCCCAGGACTCTTTCACGTCCCCCATCGAGGCGTCGAACGCTCCGGCGAAGTAAAGCACGGCAGCGATCCCCCCGACCGCCAAGGCCGGCAGCAGCATCCACGATCCCAGCGCGAAGGACAGAATTTGATACGCGACGCCGACGCGCATGGCGAGGTAGGAAAACGCATACCCCAGCCCGATGAGAGCGATGCCGCCCGCGACGGCGGCGCCGGCCCATTCGGCCACGTTGACGATCAGCTCCTGATTCGTGTCGATCCATTTCACGGCTGAATCAATGACGGGAACCAGCTTTGTCACCCACATTTCCAGGTAGGGCAGGACCGCCTTGCCGATGGCGAGGCCGACGCGCTCCAGGTCGCCTGTCAGGTCGGACATCGTGAGCTTGAACGCCTTGGCCGTCGCCACATCCGCCTGGGTGAAAATGGTGTGATGCGCCTTAAACCGCTTTTCCAGCTCCTCAATGCCTTTCGCGCCTTTCGTTAGGAGCGGAATCAGCTCGGCGCCGCCGCGGCCGAAAATCTGCTTGACGAGGTTGGTTTGCGCCGCCTTGTCTTTCAAATTGGCCAGCTGCTCAGCGACGAGTTTGAATTGTTCGTCGGGCCGCAGTTTCAGCAGCTGCCCCACCGAGAGATGCAGACGCGCAAAGGCGTTCGCCGCTTCGCCCCCGCCCTGCCTTGCCTCGTCGATTTTCTCAGCGATCTTGTCGAACGCATGCTCCAGGACCTCGACGCCGCCGGCGGCCCCGGCGAGCGCCTGGATCTCCTCGAGCGCTACACCCGTGCGTATCGACAGGTTATTGGCATCGACAGCCGCGTCGGCGAAGTGGACCGACAGACCGCCCAGGCTGGCGATGCCTGCCGCGCCCAGCCCAGCGAGCCGTTCGCCGACGCCGCGGATTGACTCGCCCCACTTTTCCAAACGCTCTTTGGCTTTCTTCAAGCCTTCGCGCAGCTTGTCGTCTTTCGTGCCGAGCTCGACGAACGCTTTGCCGGCCCGAATCTGAGTCTGGTTGCCCGCCATCGTTCACCTCACATACGCTGACTTCAGGTCGCGCAACCTTACCTTGGGCGTTTCTATCCGCTTCGGTCGCGGCGAGTAGGGGTTGAAGGTCGCCGGCGTCGCGGCTGCGGTTTTCTTCGGGTCGCGGTTCGCGTTGAACAAGAGGCACGCCAGCAACGCCGTGTGGTTCCAGTCCGCCTCCTGCCTCGCCGCGTCCATCCAGCACAGCTCACGCAACGACCGCGGCTCGGGGTCTATTCCGAGTCGGCCGGCGATTTTCCAGACGACGCTTTCCCAGCCAATATCTTCTGTGCCAGATCCTCCGGGTCGATCTTCTCTAGATCCTTCATCGCGTTCCGAAGCATCACTTCCCGCACCTGCTGCGCCTTGCTCTGAACCGCCGTGAGAGCTTTCCTCGCTCCCGCCCTGGGGAAAAAATCAATGAGCGCCTCCACAAAGGCGTCGGACGCATCGCCCAACGCATCCCCGGCCAGGCCCTCGGCGAAGTCCTCGTCCGAAGTCGGCGGCCCGCCGTTGGGGTCGCGTGCCAACACAAACAGCACGTCCACCAGCTTCACCACGTCACGCATCAGTTCCGCGAGCGGCTTCAAGCCGTCGTCCGGCAGCGTGTACAAATCCACGCCCGTGAGCGACTTCGCGCGCTTGACGGCGGCGACGGTGATTGTCAGGAGCCAAGTGCGGCCCTTGGTGTCCTTGAACGATTTCATGCTGTGTACCAAGTGGAAGGGTTCAGGCTGATGGTACGCCGCACGGAAATATCCGCCGTGACCGAATTGTCCAGAGGCTCCTTGCGAGAGAACTTCGTTATCAAGCAGGTCATGCGCAAACCTTGCGCCCCCGACCCTCCAGAAACGGGACCGTCCAGGAAAAGAAACTCCAACGGCGTCCGGCCCAGGTAGCACGCCAACATCAGGGCGAACTCTGGAGATGAGGGCTTCCAGAGAATCTCGAAATCGGCCCCGATCTTTTGCAGGCCGGTGAGCGTGGAGGCCAGGCCGGAGTCGCCGCGGATCGAGGCGTCCGCTTCCGTATATTCGTTCAGAAGCGTCACGTCGCGGGCCGAGGCGATCAGAACCCAGGCCGGCCCCGCAAACGTCCCCGCGTTGAGATAGGCGTCGCACTGTACGCCGGTTTCTGCGATTGGCTGAGTCATGGTATTACCCCTTTACTTGGTCCTGAAAGGCCATTGGCATTTTCTTCAACTCGATGTCGAAGGCCGGCTTCGTGTGCGGCCGCGACTGATAATGGGCTTGCACCCGATGCCCCTTGAACATCCGCTCGACGGTCCCGCCCTTCTCCAGCGAAACGAGTGTATCGGAGTTGCGCTGGTTCAGCTTGGCCGGCCCGATGACTACGGACTTCGCCTCCGGGTCGTAGGCGAAAAAAGTAAACTGCCGCACAAGGCCCAAGTGAGAAGACGGCGGGGCGCCCGGCTTGCTGATCCCCTTGCGTTTCCGCTGGCTGCTCCGATCTCGCGTCCGCACAAAGGCGCCGAACTTGGACAGCACCTTACGCCGCGCCGAATCGACGGCGTGAAGGACCTTGGGCCGGTCGAAAAAGTTGGCCATCGACGATTCGATGGAGCCGATGCTAGGAACGTGAAGATCGAACATTAACGATATCCTCTAAATGTTAATTCAATCCACGACTCCCAAACATGCTCAGAAAACAGCCGCTCCGGGACGAAGATTTCCGGCCGCTCAACTGTCACCGCGTACCAGCCGGTCATACCCGTTAGCTGGTGGTTGTCGCGGTAAAAGTCCATCACCTGTTCAGCGAGCCGAGACAGCGTATCAATCTCCGCCTGCGATGGGTTGCCGCCCGCGTCCAGGTCCACTGACTGTTGCAGGTCGATGACGATGCCGTAATCAAACTCCCACGTCGGACCCCGCTGTTGCCGTGTCGCGGCCGGGATCGTCAGCGGCAGCACGAAGGCTTGCAGCGAGGCCAAGTCCTGCCCCGACAGCCACGGGTTCCAGCTGCGCTGGGCGTTGAGGTTCGTTGCCCAGGCACCGGCCGTCAGTTCGGCGACGACGGCCGCCGCGATTCTCACTTCAATGGCGTCGATGAAGGAAGTCGGGCGTGCCGGGGGGATGATCGCGCCGCCGCCGCCCGGAGAGGGCGGAAGGACCGAAACCAAACCCCAACTATTCCCCCACGCTGATCCCATTATGGTCCCCACGGCGAAACGTCAGTTCCCGCGCCCGTCACCGGGACGGAATTAACCTGGACGATATTCGCGTCCACGACGCCCCCGCCTGAAGGGGAGTTGGCGAGCGCCCCGACGGAAAACACGCCCGCCGAAACAAACGTCGCTGCCGTAAAATTGGCCGGAATCTGAGACGCCAGAGCCACAGATCCGGATACGCGAGTCAGCAGCGTTGTCGTGCCGGCCGTGTCACCGCCCGCATAGGTGGATAGCCCGGCTTGAATCTTTGTCACGGCGTCGGCTTCAACGCCCGCTGCGGTGAGCCAGTTGACCGGGATCGGCGGCAGATTGGTCAGCGTTGTCACAGCCGTGATTGTGCCCGCCGTGATGTTCGTCGGGCTGGCCACGGCTATAGGAAACGTCGCCGCAAGGAAGCCGGTGGGCTGAGTGTACGTCGCCATGCGGGACGACACGTCCGCGTTCAGATGCGTGATTCTCGCGTCCCCCAGGGCCGTCAGTCCCGCCCCGGCCGTGCCGATCAGCGCGAAGGCGTCGCCGGTCTGCGGCGTGTTCCCGGTGTAGGTGGTGAGCGTATCGACGGTCCCGACCAGGTGGGTCGTCAGGCTGGTCGTGATAACCGTGGCTGCATTAGTTCCTGCGATGAATAACCCGTTCGTTCCGCCGGCGGCCACGTCAGGAATGGCTCCAGCGAAGAAGTCCTTTGTGTCGCCCCACACTACGGCCGTGTCCGCTATGGTGCTTACCGTGGCGGCGATGATGATCTCTACTTCGTCGCCGACCGCCAACGTCGGAAGAGTGACAGCCGCCTTATATAACCCGGCGCTGATATTCGTGACTGTCACCGTCGCCCCGTTCGCCGTGCCGTTTAGGTACAGCACGCCTGTGGGGAGGCTGTCAGCGTTCGTGCCGACGCCGGTCGAAAAAACCCTTGTAGTAAAAAGTACGGTGACAGACTGCGCGCTGCGGACGCTCATTTAGATTGCCCCCAGTCCTTGGATTATTCCCGACTGAAGTATGGGAGTGCCGCCGCTGCTACCACCGCCCGCATCCTGATGCTGCACGCCTACATCCGGAAAGCCCGTCGTCGTCTTGGTGAAGCTCCCGGCGTTTTGGGTGTACTTGCCGCGTCCCAAGTTGCGGCAAAGCGCCCCGCCGCCGGCCGTGTTATTCAGGCTGAAATCTCCGTTGGCCGGATCGTTCATCGGCTGGACTGTGCAGGTGATCGCCCCGGTCTCGTCTTTAACGCCGTTGGTTTGGCCGCTGGTGTTAGAGTAGTAGGCGTTGCTGGATAAGCGGACGACGTTTGTTGTGCCGGCGTTGTTGACTCCAAACGCGCCGTTGCCTGCCAGTACGGAATTTTCAACAAGAAGGAATGCCGTCAATCCGCTGGTGGTAAACACTCCGGAACCGCCATTGTTGTAGGCAGTGAAGTTCCCAAGGCAGATAACATCGGTGGACCCGGTAGAACGGAACCCGTCCAGGCCGTTTGAGCCCGCTACGCAATCTTGCAAGACTATATTTGATCCGTTGCCAGTAAAAACGAACCCACAGTTATTCGACCCGGTGTTGTCGTGGCTAATACACCGGCGAAGATTAGGCAAGCCGGGGCAAAGAAAACCGCCGCTAGAAGCGCTGTTATTTTGATTGCAGCCGTAAGCCTCGCATTCAATTCCCGTGATAAACAGGGTACTAAAAGAGAATCCGGCCCCGCGAGTGCTGTTGACCGTGAGCCTTTCGGCAAAAATCCTACTGCCTGATAAAAGCAGCCCCACCGCCGCCCCCGTCGCTCCGTTATTTTGGAAAATCAAATCTCGCAAGTTGTCTTGGGTGCCGCTCACGGCAAGCAAGACATAGCTTGCACCCGACGTCCCCCCATCAATGATTGCCCGACCCAAGTCGCCCGGCGTCGTGGTCATGCCCTGAAAATAGCACGGCCCGGCGATAGAGTGCGTCATCGCGGCCGTGATGGAGTAAGTCGCCGAGTTTATGAAATTGACGCGCGGAAAGTCTCCGGCGGCATCCGTAAGCGTCGCCGTGATAAATCCAAACGGAAAACCGACCGCCCCATTCGGCCCTTTCTGATAGCCGCCCACGACGCAAGTGATCGTGTGGGCGCCAGCGCTATTTGTGGGGATTGTGCCGGCCTTCGCCGTGGTGCTGGTAGTGATCGCCCCGTTGACGCCGGCCGCGACCGCCGTAATGCGGCTGATGTAGACGGCGACGGTCGCACCGCTGGTGACGTAGATCGAGGCGAACATGCCAACGCTGACCGTGGAGGCCGGCGTACTACCGTCGCTGGGGGTGAAAACGCTAGTACCATCCGAGTCGCCAACGCCGGTGTAAACGGGCGCGGCGTTGGCGCTGCCGGCGTTCAGGTTCGAGCCGTTGACCGGATCGCAGTAGAACTCAGTGTAGGTCATTTCACCGATCCGTTGACCTGAATCGCATTCGCCGTCGTCATGGGCGGACTGCCCACGCCCGTCACGTTAGTCGTGTCCATCGCCGTCACAACCTGATTGATGCACGCGATAAGGTTTTGAATCTGCGTGCCAGTGATGGACTGCCGGCCGTCCGCCGCCGACCCGTCCGCGATTACAGCCGTTGAGCCGGCCGGGTCCGCGACGATGGCTGCGTTGACGCTCTCGGCGACGTAATCCGTCTGGTACGACTTCAGCTTGTCGTACATCTGCCGGATCGAATCACTGATTGTGCGGGCACGGCCGTTGGCCCACGCCACGACCTGCGGACTGGTGATATTCGCCATACGTCACTTCCCTTTCAAAGATCGCCGTTGTCGTGATTACAAGGCCGCTTTGAATTTCAGGTGGATCCGCAGCGTCACACCCCAAGGATCGGCCCGCCGGTATTCCGGCTCGTTCGGCGGCGCCATCACCTCGTAGCGCAACGTCTGACCCGCCGGATTGGTCCAGTCCGCGAAGTCGCCGCGTTGCGGTTGCACCGGCCCCGCGCCGAAGTCCAGCTCCGTGGCCGTCACGATCAAGTCCCGCTCCGTCCGCTCAATTTTGACGCCGCCGTGTCCGTCGGTGAGCTTGAGAAGTGACTGGCCGAACGTCGCCGATATGATGATGTACTGCGCCGCGCGGCGGTAAACGATCATCTGAGTCGTGTTGGCGTCCCGCTGTTTTGCCAGCCACGTCGCGGCGGTTTGCAGCACGTCGGTCACGGCGATTTCTCCCATAGGATGAGGAGCCGAGTTTCTCGGTCAAACTCTCGCAACCGATCCTCGTTGGACTTCTCGCGAAGGCGTTCATGCTCATCGTCTTCCCATTCCCTCTCATGCGCCCGACTGTAAATAGTGAGACGGAACAGTTCCCGGCGCACGTCCCAGATGATGCGCGCTAACCGATCTTGCTCAGGATCATCGGGAAAAAAGGGCAAGTAAGTCACGGCGATTTCTCCGCCAGGTCCAGCAGGTCGAAAAGGTCGTCAGCGCACACCGTCACGACCATTTCGGGCGGGAACTTCGCCTTGCTCTCCGGCGACAAGCAGGAAATCATCTCCGCCAAGGATTTACAGCGCCGTTCGGCCGGCACAGACTCGATGGCGGCCGTCAGGTCGCCAACCATGACCGGGACCAAAGCGCCCCACTGCTCATGGACGCCCCGCGCACGCGGCTTGTGCCGCTTCGTGCCGCGCGGGTAATCCTTCGCCGCCTCGCGCAAATTGGCGACGGCGGCTGTCGTTTTCTCATCCATCAGAACCTCCGGAGTGAACGCCGTTTGACTTGGCTTTTGCAAACTCCTTCTCGGCCAGAACCTTCCGCAACCGATCCTGCAACTCTTGCAGCTGGCTCCGAAGGAGATCGTTTTCCACAGCTTGTCGCCCGATAATGGCGAGCAAGTGGTTCAGATTCGTTTCCATGATTACGCCGCCACCGCCTTGAGGACCGCGAAATTGAAGACCGGCGTTTCCGTGGTCGTGCCGGTTATGTCCGTGATCGTCAGCTTGAACGACCCGGCCGCGACAGCGGATACATCCGCGGCGTAGGCGTCCGTGCCGGACTGCTGGCAGACCTCGATGGTGTCGGTAGCCGCAACAGTCGTGTTCGTCACGACGAACGTGAACGGCGTCGCACTGCCGGCCGCGCTCACAAGCGTGATCGCACCCGAGAGTTTCGACAGCGTTACGCCGGTCGTGCGCGTGGTAATCTGCGTCACCGCGCCGCCAGCTCCCGTGGCATATCCGATGCCGGCGCCGGTCCCGCCGCTTGAGGTCAATCCCGCCGTTACGGCCAAGCTAACGCCCGTCGCCGCGCGGCCCAGCACGATATTTCCCGTCGCCGTCCCGTTCAACGTTAACGTCCCGGTGCCGTTAGCGTCGAGGGTGAGGGCGACGTTCGTCTCGCCCTGCGCCTTGACCGCCAGACCGCCGGTCGAGGCTGCGGACTTGATGAGCAGACCGGTGATGGAGGTCGCCGTGCTGGCGTCCACTTGCAGAGCCGGCGTCGTCCCCCCCAGGCGGCCAGCCGCTATGGCGCTGGCGCTGTTCGATGTGATCGTGAGCGGCGAACTGATCGAGGCTCCCGACTCCAGCAGGGCGGGGCAATGAAAGACCAACACGGGGTCGCCCGTGTTGATCGGGCCGCCGTCATCGAGACTGCCGTTTGGCCCGCCGACGACCTTGCCAAAATGGTTGTGGCCCGCTGCCGTGGTTGTGACGACGTGATTGGTCGCGTCCCAATAAACGTCCGTGCCGTTGCCGGCGCTGTTAAGCGTCGAGTCGCCGGCCATCTGATAGATGCCGCCGAAGATCGACAGCGCGTCCTTGATCGTCGCCGTGCCGCCGGCCGACTGTACCGCCCCGGTGAAGGGCGGATTGTCCTCGTGCGCCACGCAGGGCAGGGTGCCGACGATAATCACGTCGCCGGCGTTGTACGCCGTCGCCGGCGTGTGCTCCTGCATGATCGGCTTGCCGCGCACATACCCAGCCATCATTGTCATCGGAATACCCTCTGGTTGCTGACCTTGATTTCACCTCGCGTCGATGCCGTAACTCCTTACGCACCAACACTATAAACTCCGCCTCGGAAGTTCTGTTGATTCGCACCAAACGGCATTGTGCCCCTGATGCTGATGCCGAGCTTATCGAACTGGTAATCCGGCGACGCCTGCAACACGGCCGGCGTGTCTACGCCGTTCAGGAAGCACGCTTCGATGACCGGCAGCGCGGCTGGGTCGAACAGAATCCAGAACGCCGTCGTCGAGTTGCCGTAGTTCGCGTTCTCGATGTACCGGCTCATCACCGGCCGCATGACGCCCTGCCAGACGTTGAGGTTCGGCTGGCGGCTGGCCGCCGAGCCGCCGTAGACCAGACCAACCCCGTGCATCAGCTCCATCGCCGTCACCCAATTCGACGGGCCGAACAGCAGGATCGGCGTCGAGGCGTCGAAGCCCAGCGGGTTGCCGTTCGGATCGACCTGGTTGTCGAAGGTCTTTTTCGCTGTGAGCAAAGAAGAAGCCGACAGTGGCGATCCGACGCCGCTGATCTTGTTGAGGTTGTAGGCCGTCCCCGCTTTTTTCGCCACGGCCGTGAGCGAGGAAGAGGTCCGCCAGAAGGCGTTGCCGTCGTCGCCGTTGAGGCTGGCGCCGGAAGGGAAGTTGCCCGATCCGCTGTTAACCACGGAGCCGGAAGCGAGGCTGGCCCACAACGACCAGATGTAATCGTTCAGCGCGAGGCCGGCGCCCTGACCCAGCTTGAGCGGTACGCCGGTCAGCATTCCCAGGTCATCGTTGACCAGGTGCGTCCAGGGGATGGTCACGATGCGGCCGTAGGGCGCCGCGATGTTGGCAAACGCCTGATCTTCCAGGCTGGCGTTGTTCAATTCGCCGACCGGTCCCAGCGCTTTGAACATCACGTCGCCGAGCAGGTTGATGGACTTCACCGGCTTGAAGTCGTTCACCGACCGAATGCCGCAAATGTCCCGCCACGCCTGCTCGACGAACAGGTAGCCTTGCAGCGCAAACTTGTTCAGGACGTTGGCGAGAATGTTGCTGATGGACAGGTTCGACGCGCCCTCGGCCTTGATACCCGTCCTTTCCAGATGATCCCACGCTTGGAGCGCCGACCGGATGCCGCCTTCGCTGCGTAGCTCCAAAGTCTGGTCGCACCCCATGGCGCGGAGG